CTATCGATAACCTGCCAAACCTTTCGGCGAATTACTTGGCGACTCTCAAAAGCATGAGCCCGCGAGATCAGCAGCGGTTTTTATATGGGCAATTCGGTCAGCTTGCCGGGCTTGTGTTCGATAACTTCGACCCTGAAAAGCATGTCTATGATTCGGTCGAGATCGGCAAAGACTGGAGACTATTCAGGGCGATCGACTTTGGGTTCACGAATCCATTTGTATGCCTTTGGGCCTATTACGACCCGGCGAATGAAACGCTGTACATTGAAGACGAGCACTACCAGGCGGGCGTTACGACACCTGCACACGCCGAGATCATCAAACAGCGCACAGCAGGCCGCAAAGTAGAGGCAACAGTCGCAGACCATGACGCAGGCGACCGCAAGATTCTCGAAGATGCCGGAATCCCTACCGAGAAAGCAGATAAAGACGTCGCTTCAGGTATCAATCAGCTCTATGACGCGTTCAACCGGGGCAAGGTGCTAATCAATCGGCGCTGCACGAATCTGATAGACGAAATCTATTCATACCAGTGGAAAGAGTCGAGCAAGAAAGATGAACCCGTGAAGGAAAAAGATCATGCCATCGATAGTTTACGATATATGTACAAAAGGTTTTCAGCCCCACCGCCTAAGCCTATGTTTATACGCGCTGAATGAAAATATGATTGACGGGCCAAAAGCAATAAGCTAACGCCCTATTAACTGGGAAGGTATCCAAAAATGACAAGTGCAAGACGCATACGACATTATACGAACCCGGCGCAACGCTAAATTAGAGTCGAAAGACTCTATTTACCGTTTGCTCTCTGACTCTTACAGAGGCGGTTATGAATACGTCTCTAAATCTCACCTTGAACAATACGAACGCGAATGGACGAAGGCATACGACAAGCGTAAAAAGCGTTCAGTATACATAAACTTTCTACAGCCAATCGTCGACCTGCTCACGGGCTTTCTGTGGGCTCAGCCTGTATCTCGCAAGATACCTGAAAAGCTAAAGCCAATCGAAAAGAAGGCGTCAAAGCGCAAGAGTATAGACGCATTTATGCAGGCTGTAGCGACACAGGCGCAAAGCTACACCGTGGGCGTTTTAGTAGACTCGCCAGCGTTCGACCCGAACGTCATAAGAACAGAGGCTGACAGACTCGCAGCTAAGGTGCAGCCGTATGCCTGTATCTATACCCCTTGGCAAATTCGCGACTTTGCCTGTGATGAGATGATGAATCTCGAATGGGTATTGCTAGACGATTCACGCACAGTTAAAGCGTCGCCGGTTGAGAAAGCTGAATATAAAAAGATTTATCGCCTATGGACTCGTTCTTATTATCAAGACTTTGAGATCAAAGGAGAGGTAAAGAATGGCGTCATACCACAAGAGCCAGTGCCCCACAATATCCGCGAGGTGCCCTTTCATTTTGTCAATTTCAGAGATATTGAAGACGACTTCATTTCAGACTCGCCGATGGAAGACATAGCTATCTTGTCAAAAGCGGTCTATAACGTGATGAGCTATCTTGAAGAGATGCTCGCCAGTGGTACGTTCAAGAGCTTGTTTTTCCCGGTAATGTCAAAAGACGACCTGCCCGAAGAAGTCACAAAAAAGGGGCTTTCCGATTCGCCTATTGTCGCGTTCAATGCTAATGCAGGTAAAGGGCCATACTTCGACGGGGCCAAGCTCGAAGAGATATCGTCATTCAAAGAGGCGCTGAATATATACATACTTGAGATTTTCCGCAAGATCGGTATGGACGTAGACAGAGATAAAACCTACGTTCAAAGTGGCTCAGCAATGGGCAAAGAATTTCAGAAAACTGAAGCACTATTAAAAGCAGGTTCACAAGCACTTGAAGAATGCGAGAAGTTTATATTTCGCATTGCAGGTAAGTGGATGGGCGAAAATTATTCAGACGACCAGATCAAGATCGAGTACACGCGAGAATTTCAGCAGAGCGACGTCGCTGCTGAATTCATGAGGCTGAAAGCTGTCTATGACATGGCCCTGCCTGACCTCTCACGTATCGCCCTTGAAAAGATCGTTAAGATGCTTTTCCCAAAGGAAAACGCAAAGGCTCTTGCAGATCAAGAGTTCAAGCGTCTACCTGATGAACCAAGCTTAAATGGTGAAGCAACTCAGCAAGAGGTAGAACAATAATGACAGAATGGATTTTAACGGCACAGCCGGGAGCTGAAGACGAGGTTTATGAGTTTGTTGACCCAAAAACCCGCCGCACAGTATCATTACCCAAAAAACTCAATGACGTGGACATGAAAAGCTTACTCGAAGGAGTGATAGAGAAATCTAAAACCAATGCGAAAGAGCAATACCGCGCACAGATTGAGGAACTGACCGCAAAGGTATCTGACTATGACGACCTTAAAAACAGGCTCTCAGAAGTAGAAACAAGCGGTCTTACGGCATCGCAGAAAGCGGCCAAAGATGCGGAGCGCGTCGCCAAGGAAGCAGAGAAGCACAAAGCAGAGGCTGAACGCCTCAGAGCAAGTCTTCACGCTGAGAAGGTGAACAATTCCGTATTCAAGGCATTGGGGCAGACAAAGGGCTTGATTGACATCAATAAAGCCGCTACGCTGTTTAACGCAGAAGCAAAGCCAAAGCTCATCGAAAAGAACGGCGAATTTCTCACCGTGGCTGAAGTCGATGGGCAAGAATTGGACATCAGCGAAGCATATTCGAAATGGATTGCCCGCGATGACAATAAGATTTTGCTGCAAAATACACTCTCTGCCGGCGCAGGTTCAGCCGGCGGGACTGCAAGCATTCAATCGAAACAGATGAACAGAACCGACTTTTTCGCGCAGACCCCTGCGGCTCAGGCCGCATTCATAAAGGACGGCGGGAAGGTGCTTGATTAAGTGAGGAAATAATGGCAAGTGCAAATACACTAACGGGCCTGATTAACAACGCATATACTGCGTGGGAAATCGTGTCCCGTGAATTAACCGGGTTTATCCCGGCAGCGACAATGGATGCAAGCGCAGAGCAGGCGGCGGTAGGTCAAACTATCCGCACACCTATCGCGCCTACAGCATCGACAACCAGCATCACAGCGGGAGCATATGCCCCTGACTCTGGCGGTCAAACAATGACCTACACAGACGCGACCATCAGCAAGTCAAAGATGGTTCCAATCATGTGGACAGGTGAAGAACAGCGCAGCATCGGAGGCGTTTACGGCACCATCCAGACACAGCGTTTCGCTCAGGCGTTTCGCGCTTTGGTAAACGAGATCGAAGCCGACCTTTTCGTAGAAGCGTATACTCACGCTTCGCGCGCATATGGCACAGCAGGCACAACCCCTTTTGGTTCGTCTCTCATCGATATGGCAGAAATTCGCCGCATCCTTGACGATAACGGCGCACCAATGTCAGACCGTGCTATAGTGATTAACACCGCAGCGGGCGCGAAAATGCGCACACTCGCGAATCTCGGTGTAGTTTCTTATGCCGGTTCAGATCAAACTTTGCGCGGCGGCACACTGCTGCCAGTTCATGGTTTTCAGGTGTATGAATCGGGCCAAATCTCTGCACACACAGCAGGCGCGGGCACAGGTTACGACGTGAACAATGCTTCAGGCGAGGTTGTAGGCCAAACTACTATCACTCTCGACGGCGGTACAGTTAACAGCACAGGTATCAAAGCCGGTGATGTTGTCACATTCGCAACCGATGCAAACAACAAGTATGTCGTGAACACTGGCCTTACAGCTACCACTGGCGATATCGTTATAGGTAACCCTGGTATTCGTGCGACAGTAGCAGACACAACTGAAATGACAATCGGAAGCTCATATACTCCGAATGTCGGTTTTTCTCGCTCTGCTCTGAAGCTTATTGCTCGTGCGCCACTTGCACCTATCGAAGGTGATGGGGCGGCCGACCGCATGTATATGACAGACCCGAACACAGGCCTGACTTTTGAAATCTCGCTCTGGAAACAGTACCGCCAGATTCATATCGAAGTCGCGCTTGCATGGGGAGTCAAGGCTGTTCAATCTGAGCACATCGCTCTTTTGATCGGGTAAGCATATGGCAGAGTTTAGCCAAGAAGAACTCCGAGCTATTGAAGCGGTAAACGTCGCCTTGCAAAAGGCGGGGTTTGCTGCAAAGCTCGGAGAAATGCAAAAACCGACGATTGCGACCTATGCGGATGATGGAGCCATAGCCTTCTCTAATCCTTCAAACATCGCAGAGCTGACGAAAGGTTCAGCGGGGGCTTACACCCTCGCAGCACCTACAGCGGCGCAAGAGGGATACCGGCTTTTGATTCTCGGTCAATCCGCATACGCTCATGTCGTCACAGCTACCAACCTGATTGACGATGGCGTCACAGGCGGGGCAAAAGACACAGCGACATTCGGCGCATTTGTCGGCACTTCACTTGATTTGATTGCTATCAATCTCAAGTGGCATGTGGTCGGAAAGAACGTCGTGACAATCGCAGCGGTATAAGATGGAATCGACCTACTGCACGGTAGCTGAGGTTAACACATACGCACGCGATAACGGCGAGCGTGATTGGTTAAAATCGGCAAGCATAGACCTTACAGGCGCAGTAAATAACGCCGCAGGCTATGCATCGGGCAGTAGGACGATGATTGTAGACGGTTTCCAAGATCATATAAACCCGATTGAATCAGGCGACAGGTTCACAATCGCGACAGACAGCACAGGCACATACTATCATGTAATCGGGGCTATATTCAACGCGGGAACGATTGAATTGACTTTTTACCCTGGCTTAGCCGAGAGCGTTTCGGACAATGACGCGATAACTTTTTTGCAGCAAATCTCTACTGACGAGCAAATCAGATGCGTCGTCAAATCTACAGAAGACATTGTGAGATACCATAAGCAGCTTAATCAGGATGGCTCTTTATGGCTCCCCACAAACGCAGACCTAAACAAAGCGGCAATTCTGCAATCAATCCACCTCATGCGGGTTATAGATATGCAAGACCGCGCAAAAATGATAGGCGAATTAACTCGCACATCGTTCGACGATGGAGAAATTGTAGTACAGAACATAAGCTCCCCATCTTTAGACGCCGACGCTAAGTATTTGATTGATAAAGTCAGGGGTGAATACAGCGAAGAAATCAGAATAAACGACGAGTTCTGGAACAGAACAGGGGCTTACTATGGCCGTTAAAAAGTCAGACTGGGCCATCCGTGAAGAAAAGAACGCAATGCTTCGTGCGGTGAATGATATCCGCAGACGCTATGCAGAGATCGACGATGCGGCGTGGACGTTGACGCAGAACCCGGCACAGTTTGACGCGGCTCTAAAGAAGTATCTTAGCGTACTCCGCCGGCCAATTCTGCGATTCTTTGCCGGGGATACTATGGAGCAAATCGCGGTTGAAGCTCATGACCAGTTTTTATTCTCTCTGCGTGAGTACGTGCAGACAGGCAGAGTGACGGTTTCTCGCCAGATATCGAATCGACTTTTGGAAAGCCTTAGAACGCAGATCGTCGGTCAGATCGATGGTTTCATGGCTAACACCGAGGCCCTATTGAAAGAGCGGGCGCAGGCTTTGCGCGTCGCTGCTGCCGAAGGTTCTGTGTCAGCAATTGCGGCAGAGCTTGGCTTACGTCAGCTTAAAACAGAATCGATAACAGCACGCACAACTGGGGCGGAGAACTTAGAAAAAGCATGGTCTGAGCTTACTGCAAAATACGGCGGTAGAGACACTGTGAAATATCGTGACGGGAAAAACTACCCGCTGAATACATACCTCGACGGGAAAGCAAATACGACATCGGCAGACATCCATCGCACTGTAACGCAATTAGACGCTGCCGAATCGGGTATATTTACCGGCAAAATCTCAAGCCACGGGGCAACCGATTCTTGCAAGCCTTGGGAAGGTAAGATAGTGGCTTTCTCTGCTGAAGGCCGGGACATGCTTTCTAAGCGGTGGCCAGGTGCGCTGAATCTCAAGACCGTCGATGAGATTAAGGCCGACAAAGAAACTCATCTCTGGAAATTTAACTGCCGGCACATTGTCACACCGTACCCGGTGCAATTCATGCCGGACGCTGAACAATTACTGGGGGCGGCGTGAAGTTCTACCGGGCAAACTTAGTGAATAAGCAATATGTAAAGGCCGCGCCGGTTAAGGTTATTACATGGTCTTTGTCGTCAATCATCACAAAGAATAAGCAAGGCGACGCAGTAGCTTACCAAGGTAAATTCACCTCAAGTGAAGCGATCAGAAGCGGGGCTTTTGTTATCGGCGATGACGGTAACGGAGTTATGAAGCCATACAGGGTAGAATCTCGTCCGGGCATGGCGGGCATATTCATTTATCTATTGAAAGAAGAGGGCATGATTCGAGGCGCGCATGGATGAGGCAAAGATAATGCGCGCGCTGCAATCCATGCAGGTCAAGGCATTGAAAGCGGCTGCTAATGTCGGGTTGGCTCACGTCCTGCCTTTCGTTCCTATTGATACCGGCGCGCTGAGGCGTTCAGGTAAGGTCATCGAATTAGATGGCGGCGTGGCTCTCAAGTTCGGAGACGATAAGACGCAAGACTATGTAGAAGCCCAGTACGGACAATTAGAGGGCGGGTCTGGGAAGTTTGCGAAGCGACACCATTTCACAGGCGGCGCGATGGCCCGTTTGCTCGATTTGATATCTGCCGGAGCACGGCGAAGCGTCAGAGGTAAGGGCAACCGGGCGCGATACTCTGCTGCATACCGTGAAGCCGTCGAGACCGGCAATCTTACGCGTTTCCCGAACGGTGCGCAATGGTTTGAGCGCATCCTAAAAGATGAGACCGTGCAGCGCAGAATGTGGTTCGCATATGCCGGCGCATTGCGGGGTATCCGATGAGCTACACTTCTATCATTGATGATATCGCCACGGCTTTCAATACAGAGACGCCCGCTCTATTAGTAGAGACATCTTACGGCCAAGGTCTAACCGCGCCTGATAATATCGACAAGGTGAACTCTCAGGGATTCAGAAACGTACTAATCAAAATCGACGACCTGCCAGATGACGACGTGCATAATGCTACGTTCGGCGCAATTCAGGAAGGGCGCGCGATGATGTGGAGCATAGCGACGACGCCGGACGATGCTCTGCAACAATTGAAGACGTGGTGGCTTACCATCTGCGGGAGTGACGGCGTGATTTTACATAACGTCAAGGGGACTCAGACGCTTGGGAGCATGGACTTCCTGCGCTGGCGAGCGGTTGGCGGATTTCAAGGGTTCGCGGTTGAGTTTGGCAATCTATGGCTTGCCGATCAGCTTGTCGAATACACAGTAAGGAGTTAAAAAAATGGCAAACAATAAGCAAAACATTGTTTTCACCGAATACGACGTCAAACTTGATGGGGTGTCTGGTGGATACACAAAACAGGACACGACAGCCGTGACTATGGGCATGACGTACCGGGAAGTCTCGGATACTGCACAGTTTACCGGTCTTGTGGCCTTGAACAAAAGCGGCGCAGCACCGACAGTAAACGTCGAGTTCTACGAAACGAAATTCCCGCACCTGTTCAACACAATTGCGGGCTCGCAGGTTTACCCAATAATCGACGGCAGCAAGCTTGCTTGGGCATTGGGTTCACGCTCGCTCGATATGTTCGATAGCTCGGTCGAATTGATTCTGCACCCAGTAGGTGTAGACGCAGACGACT